ATTTTGCTTGTCATACTTGTACTCCTTCTTTTTGTTAGGAATTATTCTAGTTCGGTAACGCTTATCTTCCCGAAACATTTTGTTTACTACTTGTGATTCAATCTTATATATATCTTTTTTGTCAATGGTTCTCATTTTAGTATTTCCATTAGTCACCTACAGCTCTATCTAGTAGTTCTTTTGGTGTTGTGAGACATTTACATATTTGACAGATTAGAACTTCGTTAGGTACATCTAATTTATATTCAATATCTATTGGGGAATCCATAAAATTAATATAATTATGAATACCTAATTGACATCTACGCTCTTGATATGTCATGGCTTTTTCCTAGTAATACCCAATCCAGAAGGTACTCCACCTTTGCCACCCTTTTTAGTAGTCATCCTTCTTTGACCTTTAATGAGTTTAATTCGAGTTCCACTTTGACCAGATCTAGTTTTACTACTAAGATCTCTAACTTTGTTTTCTTGTTTTGCTATTTTTCTTGCTGCTTTTTTTGGTCCCCACTTTTTAACTAAATATCTTGCGATACCTAGTGCTGCTGCTCTTGCAAAAAGTGCTGCTGGAATCGCCATGTCACATTATACTCCTTTTAAATGGTATACATCCTAAGTTAAAATTATCAGGCATTTGTATCTTATTTTCTTTACTTTGTTCTACAAATTCCTTTTGTTTTTTATTACAAGCTTGTTCACTTTGAAAACTACCTACTATTTCTCCATGTTCAATATGAGGAGGAACTACAGAAAGATTTAGATAAATTACTATAAGTAACCAAGTCACTAGACTTTGACCCAAACATTTTCATCTTCATATGACTGATCTACTGTAGACATAAAAGACTTGATGTTGTCTTCAAATTGTTCATTTCTTCTCTCATGGTACGCTAATGTTTCATCAGCAGCCATTTGTTCTACCCAATAATTTACTCCCATAGCTAAGACATCTATTCTATCGTCATACTGAAGTGACCCCTTATCTCGTGTAAGTCGAGTCATTTGATAGAATAATTGTCTACGAGGTTCATCTTTAGAATTCTCATAGTCATTTCTAGCTTCATCCAGATCTATAACAAGTCTATGTTGGTTCATTATAGGTTCTAGTACATCTATAATTCTTGCTTCTTTTTGCTTAGAATGTTTTATTTCTTCTACATGACACTGGTGATACTGGTTAAGTACAGGTTTAAATAACTCGGTATACATACCATCACCAAAGTTAGCTTCTATTTCTATGGTATTAACCTTGTACTGTTGAGCTATTTTGGCTAATTGAGTTAATGTACCGCGATCATAGCCACCTTTAAGTCCACCAACAGCTAACACAAAGATCTTACCATTCAGTAGTTTAGTGACAACATAACCTGTTTCATCAGCTCCTCTACCACTAGGATCTAGATGGAGTGCTGCTCCGGTATACTCATAGTAATCCTTTGAGACTTCAAAAGGCTTATAGAAGTAATCTCCGGTTAAACCCACAGCAGGCAGATCCAAGAGCTCATCTTTAGCGTAAAGTACCCTTCCAGGCCCTTGGTCTAAATCTAGAGGAATTACAAGTAGATCCCTGAGTTTAAGCGGATAACGCTGATCGTCCTCTCCTGAAGTATCCAGCATAAACTGGAGAGCAAAACCAGATTTACCATAGGAAGACTCACGTTCAGTTAAATCCAGATCATCGAATCTGAGGGGGTCTGTGGGCTCCCCTACGGTCTTTTCAAGGACATTTATGAAAGGAGACAGTTTGGTACTATAGAATTCTTTTAGTCGACTATCGGGCATCCTAGCAGGCCATATACGACATTCGTATCCTCTGGACTGTAAGCTGCTATAGAGAGATTCTTCTACTTGTGGTGTACCTAAGTAAACAATACGTCCAACTTTAGGCATAACTACAGCATCAAACTCTTTTACTACTTCACCTAGCTTATCGCGCATGACTTGAGTCAAAGCATTAGATAATACCTCGACATCATCTGCAATTATAATGTGAGCCCGACTACCGACAATCTGCCCAGTAATACCAACAGACTTGACAGAAGGAGCATGGGAAGCACGAGCAGGAGCAACGTCAAAGGCCACATTGGAGTTACGTTGATCTTCTCGTGCTCGTAAGTGTTGTAAAACTGGCATTTCGTTAATGATTCTTTTTGTAAACGTGCTGAAATCATCAGACCTCTGTTTAGATGCAGACACCACTAGAAATTTCAACTGTGGGTCTACTAAAAGTTTCCATACGACAAATGCTGAAGTAATCCAAGACTTACCTACACCTCTAAAAGCTTGAATGATGAGTCTCTTAGGTCCACCTTGGAGGTAATCAGCTATATCATATTGTATTGGGGTTGGTTCAGGGAGAGCTAAATGTTTCCATGCTAAATACAGGAAGTTCCTGAAATCAGATTTAATTAGCTCTAGCTGGCTTTTTTGGGATTTCATCAAAAGGAAGTTCTTCTATTAAACTTTTTAAATCCAGATTATTAGAACCATTACACTCAATATGATTGTCTCTAAGAAACTGACGGGCCACATTAAGATCTGCTGGTGTAGCATCACCCGACATAACTTTTGCTTTGAGTGTTTTAGCAAGGATACCATGTAGTTCTCCTAAATCCTTTTCAGAACTTTTATCGTCCATAATTACCTCGTTGAAAAACGTCTTGATTTACTTTGACTTCTACTACTAACTTGAGCACGTCTCGTCTTTCCAGCAGTTCTTCTTATACTTAAACCACTAGAATTTCCACTAGAAGATAAACTTCTTAATACTGGAGGTGCAGATTCTTTAGTTGATTGTTCAGCTTTTTTATTAGCTATAGCAGCCCTAATTTCAGGATTGCTATAATTAGGTTGAATATTATGGAATCCCTTAGTAGGTTCTCCTCTAGCTTTAGCTAAAGCATCTTGTTTAGCAATACCTACAAAACACATTATTCATTCTCCATTCTCACAACTCCTTAAGAGATTATATTGTTTATGTAACCAAGCATCTGATACCTTATAGTGGTGCTCGTCTATCTTGGTTATCGTCATATCACTAGGAATTATGACTGCTCTTTCTGTCGTGCAGTTTACTAAAAAGAAGGGTAATACGAGAAGCATCCCCATCTGCAATAGCTTTATCAAATTGTTCCTTGTTTTTAATACGTTCACGTTCTGGTTTTCCTTTAAGATACCATAGGGCTATCTGAAAGATAGCCTTTAGTAAACCTATGATACCCATGTTATTTTCGTTTAACTCGATCCATACCTAATTTCCAAGTAATACCACCTGTCATACCAACTAATGCCCAAGCTTCAGGAGTAAACGCATGATAGCCCATCATTTGACATATACACATCATAACACCCATAAGCATCATAAAATATGTTTTATATCCTGGCATAAAACCGTCAATAAAGTTCATAATAGGTTTAATAAGTGATTCCATTAGCAATTCCTATCCATTAAATGTGCGTTAGTAATAAGAGATAGTGGTGTATAACCACATCCCTTGTATTTACCTTGTTCAATCATGTCTTTATTATAACCCATAACTACATGACCATTTGAGACTCCCATAAGGAAACCACAAGTTTCATATACAGCTTTTTTTGCATTAAGATTATCAACAGTTACTTCGTCACTATCGTCATAAGGATCAAACCATTCGATAATTACAAGTCGATGTAGATTATCTTTATTTGTCAGTAAATCTATAACTAATTGATTTCTTGTTTTTCTCATTTAGATAATCCTAACCATGCAATTATAGTTCCGGTAATAGAAACCATAAAAAGCCAAAGTCGATTAGAAGTAGCTTGCGCTGTTTTCATGTTACGAACATCACCTACTAAACCGTTCATCTTAGATTCTCCTCTAAGAATTAGTTCATGTTCATTAACTTCATCTTTAGTTGTAGATAAATCCTGATGTATTAATAGTACATCTGTGTGCATAGCATTTAGTTTTTCAAGTACGTCTTTTTCAGGCACAAGCTACTCCTTAAAATATTTGTCAAGCATTTGCAAACACTCATCATACTTAGAAACCTCACACATTTCTTTGCAGACCGTTTCCATATGGTCAGGATGCTCTGCAACTCCAACGGAGTTAGTGATTAAGTTTTCCACGTTCATCCTATGCTTTTCAATTTGCCCTGTGTAATAAGCCCTTAAAGCTGTTAGTAATTGTTCTCTCATTTTAACCATCCTTTTTTTAATTTGACTTCCACCGCTCGTACTGCGGAGGCTTTACTCTTTTCTAATTCATTACATCTAATATGGAGTTGGCTAATATCAACCTTATATTCTTTACGCTCTATTGAAGTCACTCTTAGTTGATCCAACTTTTTATCAACGTTATCTATCTTCTGAGTTAATTGATTTGCCATCCAACTACCCATTGCTACAAATAACACCCAAGCATCATGGATTAGATTTTCCACGACTAACCTTTCGGATATTTTTTCTTAACTGGCAACACCATATCAGCTTTCCATTTGTCTATTCCGTTATGGTAGATGTAGTCCATTTGGTCAGCAATACTTGGATATTCTAGACTACGTTTTTCGCCATAAGGTCTTTGGTTATTTATAGCTATCGTCCATTCCTTATTACTCCAATTTTCTTCCACTACTTCTAAATCAGCTTTATCAATCTTATGAGTATGGACAGCATTATCTAAAGTCTTGTCGGTATGTGGAACTTCTCTGTGAACGATTTTCCCTGTTGATTTTTGTTTTATAAATTTCATAATTTATCCTATGATAAGCGGTATACTTGCAACCAAGTTTTATCACCACCCATAACTTCATCCTGTGTAGTAAAATGAATAAAGAAAACCTCAAGGTAATCGTCTTCTTCAAGGGGAACAACGACATTAACTGTTGTATTGATTGCTGATGTTGTGCTGGTATTACACTCGCCTGTAATATCATTAAGAGGTGAAAATGCTGCTGCACCGTTTTTATATAATTTCATAATTCCTCTTTGGTCAGCACCAAAATTAGTCTGCAAACCGACTGATGCGCACACTAAATATCTGCCATCCGCTGGTGCAACATATCTTTCATTTGTTAAATCAAAATTTGAATCATCATCATAAAGTTCGTGCGTAAAAGTACATTTAGTTAATGCCGTGGTTGCAATAGTCTGATTACCAGAAATACCTGTATGCCCAGCCCCAGCCGCAGAGCTAAAACCAGATGCTGGTACAGCTTCAAACGCAGGAGGACTCCCTGATCCTGTACTGGTAAGCACCTGACCATCAGTTCCAGGCCCAACCGCAGATGGATTTCCAGAGGCATCATAAGTAATTATCTGACCATCAGTCCCACCAGCCATTTTTGCTAAAGTAACTGCATTATCAGCGATATGAGCTTCATCTATACTTCCTGCTGCATAATGTTCACTGTCGATAGCGTCATCAGCTATATTAGCACCTGAGACAGCATCTGCGCCAACTGGAGTTGCTGTAACAATACCAGATCCTCTGCCTAAATTTTTACCAACTATTCCACTCATAGTTTATATTCCTTCTAAATTTATAATGTTTGTTCTAAGTAGCTAACACAAACATCAATATCTGATGAACTCGCAGTAATGATAGATAAATGATCGGCTGCTTCCATTACAAATTTACTTGTATGTTCAAAGGTTTCTTTGGCTCCTAGAGCTTGATCGAAATAGATATAAGTATCTGCTCCAGATCCTCCATCATCAATCAATAATTTGAATGTTTCTGCTGCATTTCCTGTTTCACATATAGTTACACTTAGAACAGTACAAGTTTTACCTGTTCCAACTGTCAGCAAAGCTTGTACTGAAGAAGCATCGCCTCTGAATGTTGCTAATTTTAAAACTTCACTTGCCATAACTTTCTCCTAAAATCCCATGACTAATGCTTTGCCTGTACTTGTTGTATAAGAAGTCCAAGTTCCACCGATAACTGGACTATTTATAGTAGGGCTGGTTAATGTTTTATTTGTTAATGTATCTGTGGTTGCTTTACCTACCAATGTATCTGTAGCAGCAGGCAAAGTGATTGTTACAGTAGTCGTAGCAGCAGGACCAATTACTCTAACATAGTTTGTACCGTTATCTGAATCTTCATAAAAATCTAAATAGCCTGCACTTGAAGCAGCATTTTTTAAACTAGCACCTGTATTAATAACAGGTGTAGTTAAAGTTTTATTAGTTAGTGTATCTGTAGTAGCTGTGCCTACTAAAGTAGCATTAGCATCTGGAAAAGTAAAGGTTCTAGTCGTACTAGTTGATATTCCAGAACATTGGAATTGAGCTTTTTTAGTTGTATCTCCATTATCTTGGAGTGTAAAGTTATCATCATCTATTGTTGAAACTGTACCTGAAACAACAT